CAAGACGAGGGTCGATCAATCGTTCAAAGATCTCCTCGTCGCCCTCCATTTCTTGGATTGCCTCAATGTAGTCACGGATACCAAAGCCTTGCCCCTTGGCTCCTGGCCCCGGCATCCACTTGCCGCTTTTCCATTCCGCCCAGTCACCAACGTCAACTCCCGGCCACTCACGGTAAACCCAGAATGTTCCGCTTTCGTCAATCGCAATCCAGCACATGAACCAGTTCTTTGCTCCAGCAGGGTCAATAATATGGTAGCGCGTGATGTTTTTAGTTGGAATGGTATCTGGGGCTACCACGTTGACAACCTTGTTAAATTTGGGGAATTTAGTAGCAGCTGCCTTTGTTGGTATCCCGTAAGCTCTGATTAAAATCTCTTCTCTTGTCTTCCCTAGTAGTGTTTGTTTTATCCGATCATAACCACCAAATGGATTATCTTGAGAGTGAAAGTAGTGAATAGTGCCTTTAATATTCTTGCATTCAAGGATCGTTGGAACAATTTCGTCGTTTAACAACTCCGCCTTCCTGCTTTCAAGAACCTTAGCTCCATCAAGGTATTGCTTTATTAGCTCAGTATATCCAAAAATTGGAGTGAACGTAAGCATCATCTTGCTATTTCTGGTGGCCAATCGAAATCTTAACGTGTCAACCAATTCAGGACCACCAAGCATTTCGTCGCACCAAGTCCCAATATTTAGCCATGTTGCCTCTTTAGATCCAAGCTCCGCCCCTTCTAAAATGGTTTGATTGTTTGCGAAGGCAGCATATGTTTTGAACGAAATTCGTGATCCATTTGGTAGAATTAAAGAGTTGTCAGTCCATCCATTCTTTCTTGAATAAGAAAGATATGTGTTTTGACTTGTTTGTTTGCTTTTAAATTCCGCTGGCATCCAGTCATAAACCGCGGCTTGCTGTTGTCGGATTGAAACCTCTGCATTCTGAGCGAAACAGAAAATATCTGAGTTTGGATTCTCAATGGCAGCTTTAACTACAAAGTATGCCCCTACTTGAGTTTTTGAACTGCGATTTCCACCGCTAATAAGTGCTTCGTTTCTTGTCTCAAGGCATTGCTCTAGCTTTTTCCAGTTTTCAAACTTCCATCCATATCTAAACGGGTCTTTTGCCGCGTTTCGAATAGCTTCTTCACGAATCTGATGAAACTCCATCAACTCTCCAGCATTCATATATGCTATTTCCTCATCTGTGGGAACAGCTAGGATTGGATGTTCTGTCCACTTTAGCACTTTATTTATTCGTTGATGATTTCAGCCTCAATCGAGCTTTCCTTAATCTTGCTGGCAATACGAGCTTTTGCGTCAAAGATCATTTTGGCGGCATCATCAATACTTGCCCCCTTGCGATGTTCCACGATTGAAGACGCCATGCCAGTAAGTTGCGCTGCCTTGTCGGTAAGGATACCTACCGTCACCGCCAGCTTGTCAGGACTAATCTTGGCAAGCTCTTCTGGATTATCAAACAGTTGTTGGGACCGCTCAAAAAGCAAATCCGTGTAATCCTGAGCTGCGATTGCGTATCGCATCGAGAACTCCTTGCGCTTTGTCTCCAGCGTGTCGTTATGACGCCATTGTAAGCCCCTGATGGTCTCTCTGCCGAGTCCCGTCTTCTTTTGGATATCGGTTATCCTCGCGCCTTGTGCGGCTAGCCACAGGGCCATTGCAGCCTTGTTTGGGGCGTAGTGTTCGACGCAGTTGCCCGGAGAGAGCTTCGCACGTTCCTTGACCTCAAGAAACCACGCAGACTTGTCTTCTCGCTCGTCAACGTAATCGGCCTTCAGCTTTTTGTTTGGATCAATTGGTTCTGGTTCCGAAGTCACTTGGAGTTCTTAGCCTTTACTTTCAAGAAACGCAACGCATTTATTAAAATTTCGTTCCATACCCAAACGCCTTAGCGTAATCAATCGAATCCTTAGATGCTGTTCCAAGGGTCTGCCCAAGACGACGCGACCATTCAGGATCATACTTGCCAGTTTGCAATGTGGCTTGAATGCCATTAGCGGTAAGCAATGCCGTTCCCAACGCTTTTGACGTTTCTCTTTGGAATTGTTCTTGCGTGAGTTCCCTTTGAGCCATTTTCCCAAGAAGAGGAAATAATGACCCAGCCCTATACATTGCCGCTGTTGCGCGAGTTCCAATTGAATTCAAAACTGGACCAATAGGAATAAATCCCCTAGCCCCTTTCTCTGTAACAACACCAGTAGGACGAATTCCAGCTCCGTTCGAGACTGTTTTAGTAGCCTCGGTAAGACGGGACGCAGCCGTCATCCTATTAACAAAATCCTCACCCAGTGCAATCTCCATGTTTTGTTTTAACTTTGGATTTGCGGCAACGTCTTTAAGAAAACGATCACCATCCCAAAGCTGCAATCTCATTACCGTTGAATCAGGATCGCCGGGGTAACGAGAAAATACGTGTTCAGCAAAATCTTCTCGAATTGCCTTTTGTTCAGCCGGATTAAGTTTAGAGAACACCTTTTTCACTTGTGCTGGTTCAGCATCATACAACGCTCTAGGGAACTCGCCTCTGGTTATTGACTCTTTGTGTCCATTCAGAACGTCCTTAATCAAAACGTTGCGCCCAAGTTTCTCGGCCTTTTGCTGATTCGATATTCTGTTGGCAATGGAGAACTTTATCTCTTTAATTGCGTCTTGAGACACAACCCCCTCAAGTTGCTTTAGGTCATCAAACGTAATTTTAGATGGGTCGAGTTTTTGAGCTTTGAAGTAAGACTGCAAATCTTTCAACTTGCCAACCATTCGTTGCCCATTCACTCCTGTTCCAGAATCAAATAGCTCCCTTACAATTCTCTCATCAAAATCAAACCCTTCGCCAGAGCCAAGCTGCCTTCCATTTAGGCCAATCTTATTCAGGTAAGACTCTTGCATTGAACGCTCAAATGCAGGGAAGTTTTTTGGATCGTCTCTTTTAATAACCGAAAGGATTAAATTAGTATCTTCCGGTGACTTGTATGCGGCCTTCATAATGTCGCCCGAAGTCATTGTTTTTCCCAGCTTAGTTTCTAGAACTTTAGCAAGGTCAGTTTGGGTATAGTCAAGAAAGTTTTGATATTTGTTGGTAGCATCAGACCACTTATCATATAGTCCTTGTTTCTTATAAACATCATCACGAAATTGGGTAACTACTCGTTCCGCTGTGCTTGATGCTCTTTTTAATTCGTTTGCACCACTACCAGCAACTGGGCCAGATGGGGCTTGATCTCGGATGATTCTTACCTGCTCATCTAGTTGGCTAGCACTAAGGGGACCGGAAATTTCTTCAAGTTCTTGGATTTTCCTGCGAGTAATACTCTCGGCTTCTGGCGAAAGTTTCCCGCCGTCAATTTGCTTTTGAAGATCAATAATCTTGTTTGCATTTTGCGGCCTCGCCCTTAAATTGCTTATAACTTTTTGTATCTCCGCTGGTCTTGATGCACCGCCATAAAATGACCTTTCAATTTTTTCAGCCAACTCAATCGGGTTTACGCTTACAATAGAGTCAGCCTCTTGATAAAAAGAATCGTAAACGTCTTTCTTGGCTTGTTCCGCAACAGCCTTGCCTTTTCCAAGCGATTCCCTCAAATACAATGCAGCAGCCCCCTCATCAATCTTAGGTTGATACATTTGCCGTTGCATTTCCTCGCTTGCGCTTCTTTTTAATGTTTCGGCAGTAGCACTATCTGAAATCGCAACTTGTTTTAGATAAAGATCGCGGTCGGCCTTTACCGCCTTCACGGTCTGCTCATAAAGACTATCTGGAAGTGCTTGCTTTGAAACGCTATCATCCATAAATGTGGCAAACCGTTTCGCTCCAAAAGCAAGATCTTGACCAATCTTGGAGTTTGGTAGATTTTGAGCAGCACGAAGCATTTTTTCTTGGCTTTCAACACTTCCACCGGCAAATCTCGCAAGGCTTGTTGGATAACCCTCTCTGCTAAGAAACTCTCCAGCCTCGTTAATTAGTTTTGTCCTTTCTGAAACTGCACCCTTTCTCATTGTCGCAACGTCACGAAGTAGTGCGCCGCCAATTTTAGTAACGCCATATTCAATTGGAAGCCCAATCATGGCTTCGGTTGATCTACGCATAATTGAGTTGCCAAATCCTTCTCCAGCACCAAGAACTGCCTTAACAAGAGAATCTTGAATCGTTCCAGCAGCAGTATATCCAGCAGCACTTCCAATGGCCGTTCCGGCAGGAGTCTTGGACAACGCCGCTCCACCAATTCCTCCAGCAATAGAACCCACCATTGGTCCGATTTCACCAATAACATCCATGAAGTCTTTTGATGTCATATCATAACGATCAACGGGGAACCAACTGCTTCCATCATTGATAAGCCTTACTGGCTTACCCATAACGTTCATTGTTTTTACATTAGGTTCGCCATACTTTCCTTTTAGGTATTCATCTTTAGAAGAGTCGGTTAAGAATGCTAGGTTCTTTCGATCTTCCCATCCAAGTTCTGATTGCATATTTACTGGTTGCCCAATAACCGCTGATAATCCTTTGGCCAGCTTGGTATCAATCCCTTCGGAAGTCGTCAGCGGGGCTTCCATGGGATCTCTCTCGCTCAAAAAAGATCCATCAGCAAGTTTTCTTGTAATGTTCTCTTTCTGATTGCCAATCACTAGATCAGCCTCGTTTACCAAATCAACATACTGCTGTGCCTTTTGCGTTGCTTTAGCCGCACCAAGCTGATCGCCAGAATCAAACAATGATTGCGCTTGCTTACTTAGCAGTTCAAATTCCGAAGTGGCTTGTTGTTTTTGACCCTCAAGTTCAGAGATTAGTTTGATTGACATGTTAATTCAGTTACTGATTGGCCTTCAATGCGTCAAGTCTATCCTGTAAAGATTGAGCTTCGGGACTGAGTTGATTTTGTTTTTCTTTATCGAACCTCAAAAGATTTGAGTTGTATTTGGTCCAGTCATCTCCCGGACCACCAGTTCCATTGTCAAAAATACCAAGAATTGCCCGCGTTTGTTTGTATTCTTTTAAGTATTCATCGAATACTGGTTTTGAAATCTTTCCTTCATTAAAGAGTTTAATTACATCTTCGGGAGTTCCGTTAACAGACTCAAATTGATTCAATGCGGTCTTTTGGACATTTGACACAAGATCCTTTGGATTCATCCCGACTTCCATTTTACCAAATCGGTTTTCAAATTTGGGCCATTCTTTTTCAGTAATAGTTCCTCCTGCCGACCCCGTTGGGGAAGAAGCCCGCATCTTTCCGATTTCTTCTTTGGATGTCTGGACCCTGATAGTCTCCAAATCCGATGCGATTCGTCCAACTTCTCCAGCAGGAAGGACTTGGCCCAATGTTTGCTGCCCCCTTGCAATAATAGGATTTGCTGATAGGACGGATTGAATTTCAGGAATTATTTTTGAAGCAGATCCAATAATAGCTTTTGATCTTTCAAACGATTGTTCTTTTTGAGCTTTTTTTGCGGCTTCAGCTTTATCCCCACCGCCGCCGCGAACAATTCGCATTCCTTCACCCGGAATCATTTCGATTGTTTCTCCAGCCTGCCCGCCAATGTCTGTCCCGCTAACCATGAAACTACCATCTGCAAGTGGTCTAGCATTTACTTTAAATCCTTGTGCCGCAAGATTTTGCACTTGCACGGCAGTCATCGGGGTTTCTTGTTTTTCTGTTTTTGTTGGTTTGAATCCAATGGAGCCTTCAGTTGGAGTCAGAAACAAAGCCGCTTCTACACCTCTTCGCTTAACTAGCCCGGGAAGCTCCTTTCCTCCGGCTTTAGTATATTCCTGCATCTTGGATACCAATTCTTCTGGCTTATCACCAAATCTTTCAATCAAATCAGCACCGCGACCTGTATTAAAATCAAACGAAGTAAGAGCGTTAAATTGATTTTGATTCAGCTTCACCCCCTTCAATTTGGCAGCTTGTTCGATTCTTTTTGCGTGACCTAAAAGTTCAGTGTTCAGCCTATCTGTTGCTTGTGCTTCAGTTAAGACCTCTCCTTCTTTTCCCTTTGTCCCATACCCAACGCTTGTTTGCTTGTAATCCCCATAAGCATTTGGATTGAACCCTTCAAGTTCTTTTACAAGATTCACAAGTCCGGTTCCTTGCGGGATTCCTGCAACTTGAATTGGTTCAAGCACTCCAGTTTGTGGATTCGGCCTCATTTGCATTACTCCCCCGGGAACATTAACATCAGTAATTGGTCCGGGCTTACGAGCCTCAGCTTGCAATTCGGCTTGCTTTATCAATGCAGATTGAATTCCTTGTCCCTCTTCAATATCAAGCTGCCTCTTCCGAAGTCCAAATTCAGCATCCGCCTGCATCTTCTTTGTTCCCATGTTGACAAGCCCAGCAACAGACTCAGCAATGTCTGCACGTTCATTTAGAGAAATGTTCTCATCCTTGATTTGGTCACGAACACCTTGCAATGTTGGCGCAAGATCAGGAAACAGCTTCAAAGCAGCGTCAATCTGAATGTCGCTTTGCTTGATTAGCTTTTTCTTTTCGCCTTGTTGCTTGAAGTAGTCCTGAGCTTGGGCAATCCCTTGACCAATAGCTTGCATTGGCAATCCAGCCGCCTCAACCACACCAGCATAATTTGGTTGCTGATACCCCGTAAATCCGATATTCCCGCCCGTAAGTGCCATGATTTTAATTATGTGAAGTTAGTAAACTGGAGTAGCCTTGGGGATTCCTCCAAACAGGCCGCTTAACCCCATGCCAGCTGATAGCCCCATTCCGCTAAGTCCAGCCGCGCCAGCCGCTCCTCCAGCAAGTCCAGAAAGCCCAAGTCCAGCGGACAACCCACCAGTAAACGGGGCTGCGAGAAGGCCAATTCCCTTGCCCAGCATCCCCATCATTCCTGCTTTTTGTTGCTGTTCTGCTTTAAACTTTTCCATATTATAAGCATCCATCGCGGAAGCACGTTGTTGAGCAAAACCAAGTGGCGCGTTATAGTCAAAATTACCAGAAGACGCCGGGCCTCCCGTAAGCGCCATTCCAAGCGTGTTTTGACCAGCTTGATACGAAAGCGGGGTTTGTCCCAACAAGCTCAATCCGGGCTGAGTGTAAAATTGCTGCGCCGCATCGTATGATCGACCACCAGCCTGTGCTGCTTCAGCACGTTTGCGAGCAAGGACATCTTCACGGCCCATCGCTTCGCTGACAATGCTCCGATTACCTCCAAGTCTACCTGCGGCTTGAAATCCCTCACGCGACTGTTGCTCGTAGCCACGCTGTTCTTGCGGAGTGACTCCTTGTGCTGCTGCTCTGGAACGCTCTGCTTCCGTAGCAAATCCTTGAACAACGGCAGCTTGCTCTGGAGACATTGCTTGCATCAAGCCTCGCGTGAGTCCAGCTTGACCTGTCATTTGACCTAGTTCGCCTTCGCGAAGTTGTCCTAGCGTTTCTCCAGCTTGTTGTCCCGTAGAAAGCTGTAAGGCTTCTAGTCCGGGTTGACCACCAACTCCACCAAGGAACTGACCAGTTTGCCCAAACATTTGGGACATGAACTGGGGACCATACTCGGCACTTGTCTGGAGTGCTAGTGGAATTGCAGTCGGATAGTAATTTTCAAAAAGATAACCAGCCTGCCTACCGGCTAGGCTAGTTCCTTTGTTTTTCCCTTTGGTTGCCACCGCAAGTGGATCGACTGGTTTTGGAAGCTTAGGTGAAGAAAATAATCCCATATTTTTATTGTTTAATTTATTTTTATTGCCTTTCCTAAGTTTGTATTTATTAGGAGCAATGCTGGTTCATCCCACAAACATCACGTTTACCACTGGCACGGCAATTACGCTTCCATTTGTAGAGTTAGCTACGTAAATATCACAAGATTGTGCAGTTGTTGCTGTTGAGGCATTTCCTCCAACAAGTCCAATTACATCAGACCCAGTCCAGTTGGCAAATCCAGATCGCGAATAGTTGGCATCTGGAAGAGCGGTTGTAAAATTCACAGCATATTGACCAGTCCCCAATGTGCTGACGTTAGCGACATTACCAGAAGCCCTAATAAGCCTGCGATTTAATGTAACCGCTCCACTTGTATTTCCAGATGTTATATGTGTTACGGTAAAAATAGTGCTGCTGGTAATACCTGTTACAACAAAAGCCCCGTCAGCCGCTGAGCCTGATGTGAAATCTAAATACACCTTGTGGCCTACAATTAACCCGTGGTCAGCAGTAGTCGTTACTGTTACGGTTGTTGCAACCCTATTATAAGTTCCTACAATGTTATTTGCCGTTGTTCCATCAAAATTCACCCATGCCCGAATCCCGTAAATTGGTGCAGTCCCAGTCTGCGCTCCGTTCAGCTTAGGGGCGGTAATGTTTGCATCAAGAATCTTGGCAGTGGTTACGTTTGCGTCTAAGATTTTTTCCGTAGTGACATTAGAATTAGCAATCTTTGCCGTAGTAACGTTGGAATCTGCAATCTTTGCGGTAGTAACATTCGCATCAAGAATCGCCGTTGTTGTGACAGCATTTGCACCAATCTCATTGGAGGTGATTCCACCGGAGGATACAAACAACTTACCCCCCACAGTAACCGACAGAGTTGCACCAGTAATGGCGGTAGCCGTCATTGTGCTTTGATCGAGGATGTTGTTCATCTTCGTGCTAGTGATTACGTCAGTAGCCGTGAAGGTGTAACTTGTATCAATTGCTCCCATACTTTATCTTTGTGAAATGATTTGTCTGTTGGTGACTGAACCAGCTACCTTTACTGAGTTGACCTTGGGTGATCCTATGGTCCTTGTCAAGATCATTGTTCCGGTGAAGCCCCTGATGCCACCCAACCTACACCGGATGCTTGCTGTTTCAGCCTCGGTAACCGTGGTGGGGGTAAGTAACCCACCAAGAAGAGTGGTCGTTGTGCCTATGGATTGAGCATCATCTGGATCTTCCGCTGCAAACGCAATATCATATTCCGAGTTCTGGCCGGGAAGGGACTGGATGTTGATCTGTGCGTCGGTAAACCGCTTGCGTTCCATTGTTCCGAGGTCGTATCCTCTGGTTGTAAGGGCTGCGTTGATTGCCGGGGACACGATAGCAGCAGAGTTATCCACGTTTAGAGTGTCATTGGAACTTTCAGATGCTTCAATTTGATGCAATCCACCATTGGAAGTCACCGCATAGATGTTGTTCCTCTCGCTTGCGCTGCCAATTACAAAGTCCTTGATTAAGAATCGAGAGTCTCCAAAGGTGTCTAGTGATTCCCATCCTTTGTTTAGGAAGTTATACACCAAAATAGCGTTATTCCCGTAGGAATCGCCAGCTCCCGGAATGGAATCAAGCGGAACGGCAAGGTAATACCTATTTTCAAATAAGATCCCCACTGCCTTGTCGGCATAATCAGCGTTGATACGGTCGATATACGGCTGAATGTTCTTGGAAAGCGGTTCTTCAGTGCCTCGCAGGTTGTAATCGTTAAGGAACTCAATCCCATACACGCCATCGTCAGACAAAAAGAGCATTGCGTTACCGCGCATGACAACAGACTTGCGGGCTAGGCATCCAATCTCAGATGTAAGTTCCTTGACGGTGACATCCAGAAGGCTTCCCAGCGTCCCCTTAACAAGATGAAGGCTATTCCTGTTCAGGACAACCAACCCGTCGTCATAGAAGCCGTGCATTGCTACAACAAAGTCTGCTGTTCCACCACTGACACGGAATTGGTTCTCGATCTGGTCAAACGTAGTAGTGTCTAGAATGTCTGATACAGATATTTCATCGGTAATCTTGCGGCTAGTGTATGTCACGTTGTTATACGCGCCAGATTGATCGTAATAGAACGGAACCCACAAGCGGCGTTGGAAATGAACACCCCACGGTGCACCCGGTTGGTGCATGAATCCACCGCCTACGCTGAATCTGCCACCAAACTCAAAAATATCGGTGCTTGACGTGCTGTAATCGCCAACTGGAGCATACCATGCAATCGTCGTTGTGGTTGCCGACACAACTTGGTATTCTTTTCCAACCATTTCAGCAAAATCAACAGTTTCCGCTTGGCGCACAATAATAATGTCGCCTTGTTTGATTGTTACGTTACCAGCAACTGTCGCAGTTACCAATCCGCTTACAATCTCGACATCTTTTGCTTGAATGTTGAAAGTTTGTGGCTGGGTGTAAGCTCCACCGGGAGATAGCGTAAATCCATCTGTAACCGTAGCAACCGCAACGCCAAATGTAGTGCTTGTCGAAATGCTCGCAGCCAAGAACGTAAACGTGTCTTGCCCAGTTACTGTGGCAACAGTGTATGTCCCGCTGGGTGGGGTTCCGTTAGTAAGCCCCGCGACAGTAATCGAGGTTCCCACTACTAGCCCGTGTTCACGCAGATTCACCGTAACAACGGTGTTTGGACTCGCCGTGGCGTTTGAACTTGCGGAAATGACTGGCCTTCCGTTTGGATACCACTCCAAGGCTTGTTGTCCTTCACGGAACAGCATCACCTTGTCAAACACCTGAATCATGTCAGTGTCAGCACCAAGGGCTTCTCCAGCAGGATACGGGATGTCTGTAATCGCGTAACCATCCAAGTCGATCTTCTTAGCAACAGTATCCAGCGCAATAATCACATACTCTTTGTTGCTGTCGTTTGGATCGCTGAACAAGCAGGAAGCTAGGACGTTGGCGGCAGCATCGTCGTTGATCGGAGCTTGTGACAACGTGCCAGCACCTGAAACAGCCGTAGTTGCAGCCGTAACAGGGAACGTCATGGTTGTTGCTGAAGCGTAAGTCAAAAGCCTAAGTCCATTTGGATCTGTCCCAGTAAAGGTCAATCCAGCAATTAGTCCGTATCCAATAGTGTCGATGGCAAACCCATGCCCAGCAGTGATTGTGATTGTCACTACGTTGGTGGCGAGTGAGGACGAGGCGATTGCCTTTGAGGTGGACGTAATTACCTCAGAGATTGGCTCAACGGCAGAAACGGTGTATGTCCCAGACCCACTGGCAAGCGCATAGGTGATCGTAGATGCCGAAGCCGTCGCCGCAGTAAACACCCCATTAGGATCGCTTCCAGTCGTGTAGCCAATCCCAGCAATGTTTAGCGTTGCCCCCGGAGCTAGTCCGTGAGCAGAGCCAGTTGTAAGCGTAACAACGCCAGCGGTAACTGACGCTGCCGTAATCAAGACGCTTGTTCCAGTCAGCAAGAATGGCAACTGCAAGGGAGAACCTCCCGTAGTCAATGCACCTGTCCTACTCACCACGTTCTTCCGTGGCTTCCAATACCCTTCCATGCGCCCATTCAAAGACTCCCTCACCTCACCCTCTTGGAGTTGGTTAAGTTGAAGCCTTTGGTTCACGCGATCAAAGAAACGATCAGCATCTTCGCCAATCGCAGCATCCATCGCGCTACCACTCTGGGCAAACTGGGACATTACGCGTAGTAAACAACAACCACACCGGATGTGAGAACCACGGAACTGAAGTCACCGCCAATACCCAAGCCCGCAGGAAGGGTAATAGTTTGCAACCTCGATGCACCCGTGATGCTCCCAGACGCACTAGCCACAGTAGCCAACACAGCGTCATTGACCACCTGAATCCAGCGGATCTTGCCAGTGTAAGTAGTTGCCGCAGTGGAAAGCACAATGCCTCCACCCATTCCTTGCAGATCGTAAGATACAGGACTTGCCATAATTATATTAAAGTATCACCAACGCAACACGCAATGGTTCACGCGCAAAGTAGCACATTACGCATTCTTGTCAAGCATATTAAACGCATAGAATCCGAACCACAGGTCAAGCCCTACTCGACATGCAGCCCGCATCCTAAACAAGCCCCCTTTAGCATTTTTGAAAATTCAACTAGAAGCTAATCGCCAGATTTGATTCCATAAACTCAAATGGATCTAGGTCACGCTTTCTGGAATTGCATGAAAAGCAAGCAAATACAAAGTTTGAGACGCAATGAGCACCTCCCTTGGACAGCGGGTCAAAGTGGTCCAAGGTTAGCTTGCACTTTTTGCCGCAATAGTAACAGCAATCTCCAGCACTCTTCCTAGCTTCTTCAACAACCATTGGAGTAGCTTTAACCTCACAATTGTTGATCCTTGCCCTACGCACATGCTTGTAGTTCCTCTTACCCTGTCTTTCATTCTCCTTGCGCTGCTCAGCCGTCAACACAACGCGCTTAGGACGTAAAGACTTAGCCAATACTGCCTCTTCTTTCTTCTTGGCCTTTTCAGCTAAACGTTTGATCTTCTCGACACGTTCAGCCTCGTCATTAATAGCCTTAGCCTCTTTACGCGCCTTGATCTTAGCGTCATTCTTTTTTAGGTAATGTCTGCGTTGATTTTTTTTTCTCCTTTGAATATACTCATCGTTATCCTTGTTCTTCAAGCGATATTTCCTTTCAATATCCTGCTTCTCTTTGGGATTTTCCCTCCTGCGCCTTTCTTGATACTTTCTATTTTCTTCTCTTCGTTTTTCTTTGTTTACTCGATCTCGCTCATCTTTTGTCTTTGCCCTCTCTGCCTTCTCTTCCGTTACCCTTGCTTTTGTTTTCTCTCTTTCTGCAACATTCAGGTCCATTATTGCCCTCCTCTCAAACCAGTCAGCGCCCATACTCTCCATGTATTGGTTTATCGTCACCCAATACTCACCATTCTTAGACTTTTTGTTATATCTAAGAAAAACCTTCCCGTCATCTCGCGCAACCCCCTTTTTCAACATGCCTGTATTTTATCATACCGATAACGCGTGTCAACAAAATAATGCAAGGCCCGTTGGAAAATAATTCCTTTGGCGAGTGGACCGTATGGGCATTTCAGCTGACCACCGGATGCGACTCCCCCCGCCCCCCTACTGCACCCAGCTTGCATTAGCACGTGACTTGCAATTCAATCACCCGTTTGAATGAAACGCCCGTTTGAATCCAATCCTTAGCAACCTAGTAATGTATCGCGCCATGTCAAACGCTCGTTTGAATCACCCGTTGGCATGACTATCGCACGTAGCTTGCACCTGCTTATTTGTTGCGCTTGTGCATTGCCGTGCCAAGTGGCCTGATAGAGAGACGATAGACTGAAATCGCTTTGAATCGTCCGCCCTTGCCATAGTCCCATATTCACGCCCAACGCGCCACAAGGCATCCTCGAAAGATTCCAGTTTCCCTTGCCGTTCCGTGTCCATTTCTAACCGAGCTTGACACGTTTTCGAATATCT